CTCCGGAACTGTTTCCGAAGTTCTGCGGATCCGGATCGATACCCATGCCCTGTTCGAAAATACATTTTCTTGTAATCTCCAGAAGCTTTTCTCTGGCTTCTACCGGCAGTTCGATTGTTAATGTTGAAACGCCGGAATGATCCCCATCTCCGTCGCTCTCGATCTGGATTGCTTTGTAATCCTTGAGATCCCGGAGAAACTGCCCCAGATCCTCACCTCCATAATTGGTCAGAACAAAAATCACTTCCTGAATGTCTTCCAGATCATTTACGAAACCGCTGAACACCTTACAGTAAGTATCGATCAGCGGCTTGATGTTCTTCAGATCGTCTGTGTCGATGTTATTGTTAAAGAACGGGAAGAATGGCACCTCTCCGACTCCGTGCTGATAGCAATCCGAATATTCGCACAGCTCCGGATCGACCAGAAACATCTGATATGGCATCAGCTGATCCAGCTCGTCTCCCGCTTTCAACCGGTATGCCGTGCATTCTTTATCGTTCCAGTACTCGTAAACGGTATACCTGTCACCGGTTTCCTCATCGATGTTCTGATAGCTCCGAAACACGCCAGAAAGCTCCTTTTCCAAATCACTCGTCCAAACCGGTATGATTTGTTCTGCCGGAACTACCGCATACTTCCATGCACCTTTTCCATCCTTCCAGACATGCAGCCATGCGACCGTACAGTTCGATGCCTCAATGCACAGGTCTTTGCACACTTTCGGATATTTATCCCCAAGAAACTGTGTTAACTTTTTGTTCGTTTCCTTGTTTCCGAGATCAAAAATCGGAGGTGCCGCAAACATATACGAGGCCTTCTGGTTGACCAGTAACCCGTGGAAGTTGAACGGGATCCGGTTATCTGCATTCCGCAGCGGCTTCTCTTTCTTCTCCTGCTCCTCCTTCAGCGG